ACGTCAGACGGTCCTTCTTTAGAAAGCGCGTACATTAACGCTGACGAGCGGGTGTTAGATCCCTCGCTCCTCGAAAAGCCCCTTCTTGAAAGATTACCGCAGCCTACAGGATGGCGTATGCTGGTAATGCCTTATCAGGGGAAACTCAAAACAAAAGGCGGCATTCACTTACCTGACGAAGTTCGGGAAAGAGAATCTGTAGCTACGGTTGTTGCATATGTCTTAAAGCTAGGGCCGTTGGCCTATGGTGACAAAGACAAGTTTGGAGAGCCGTGGTGTAAAGAAGGACAGTGGGTTTGCATCGGTCGCTACTCAGGTTCTCGATTTAAGATCGAGGGTGGAGAGGTCCGGATTATTAACGACGACGAAGTAATTGCAACCCTAATGGAGCCTGATGATGTCAAACACGTCTGAAGAAGTTGAAACCGAAGAGATTGAAGTAGAGATTGAAGACATTGCGTCTGAGGAGCCTGCAAAAGAGGCGGCTCCTGAACCAGAGGTATCTGTTCAGGAAGAGCCTGAACCGCAGCAGGTTGAGGCCGCGGAGGATAGCGAAGAGTTAGACGACTACAGTAAAGGTGTTCAAAAGCGAATTAAAAAGCTGACGGACAAGTATCGCAAGGAAGAGCGTGATAAGCAGGAAGCCTTGAGATTATCTTCGCAGTTAATGGAAGAGAACAAGAAGATGAAGGATCGTCTTCGGCTTCTCGACCGAGGTTATGTGCAAGAATACGGCAATCGTTTAAACATCGAGATGAACTCTGCAAAGATCCAGTACAAGGATGCAGCGGATCGAGGTGACAGCGATAAGATGCTGGAGGCGCAAGAAAAGCTGTCTCGTTTAAACAACGAGATGGAGCGTCATCGTCAGGCGAAAGCGCGGGTTGAACGTGAGGCTAAACAGCCGCAGCAACCTTCTTTGCAGCCGGGACAACCTGTTGCGCAAGCACAACCAGCCCCACAACAGCAGGCTCCGCAACCGGACCCAAAAGCTGTAGCGTGGGCCGAGAAAAACGAGTGGTTTGGCACGGATAGATTACTTACATCTGCCACATATGCCATCCATGCAACACTTGTCGAAGATGAGGGGTTTGACCCGAACGGCGATGAGTACTATACTGAAATTGACCGTCGTCTTCGTTCGGAGTTTCCGAACAAGTTTCAAACGGTTAAGAAGTCGGGAAGTGGAGCACCTGTCGCCTCGGGGAACTCCTCTGCATCTCGCAGCACTAAACAGGGGCGCAGGTCGGTGAAGCTAACGCATTCTCAAGTTGCGATTGCAAAGAAGCTAGGCGTACCGCTTGAGGAATACGCAAAGTTTGTAAAGGATTGAGAATATGGCTAATAGATCACCACGCAAGACTACAACGCGGGACACAGACTCGCGCAGAAAACCATGGGCACCGCCCAGTCACCTTGAAGCACCTACGCCACCAGATGGGTATGTGCATCGTTGGATACGAGTTGCAATGCGAGGCGAAGAGGACAAAATGAATGTCAATGCCAAGCTGCGTGAAGGATGGGAACCTGTCCGGAAAGATGAGTATCCAGACTATGAGGCTCCGACTATTGACGATGGTCGATATGAGGGCGTTATAGGTCAAGGCGGATTGATGCTGTGTCGACTCCCTGTTGAAACGGCTCACGAAAGAACTGAATATTACGGGGGCAGAACCCGCGAACAGATGACTGCCGTAGATCAGGACCTTATGAAGGAACAACATCCTTCAATGCCGATAACTAATAGTCGGCAAAGTCGTGTATCGTTCGGAGGTTCTCGTAGAGACTCCGACTAATTGAAAGAGGATTGCTACTATGGCAAACACTAACGGTGCCTTCGGACTTCGTCCGATTGGTGTAGTCGGTCAGGCTGCAAACACCACTGGTGCGACCGAGTATCGTATCGCCTCTGGAAACACTAACGCGATTTACCAAGGTTCACCCGTAATACCGCTGTCAACAGGCTTTATTGATATTGTTGGCGCGGCTGCTGGTGGAACGGTAGGTCTACTTGGTGTGTTCTGGGGATGCGAATATGTATCGTCGACCACTGGTGAGAAAGTTTTCTCAAACTACTGGCCCGGTTCAGGCGCGGATTCTAATCACCCCGTCAAAGCCTTCGTGTATGACAACCCAATGCAGACATTTGTTATCTGCTCAGACGCTTCACTGACTAACGAAGCAACTGCGCGGGGACATGTGTTCGCAAACGCAAACTTTGCGGCTGGTACTTCAGGCTCTACAGCCTCTGGTATTTCATCTGCTAAGTTGGGTGTTAGCACAATCGCCACCACTGCTGCATTGCAACTGCGTATCATGGGCATCCAAGATGACCCTGAGAACAGTGACTTCACAGCGGCTGGTATCCCTGTAATTGTTCGATTGAATAACAGCTTCAACTCCGCCAACGGTGCGATTGTTGCTGGTACTCCGTCGACTACTGGCGTTTAAGGAGGTCTAAAGAATGGCTATTTCTCGCGCACAACTAGCGAAAGAGCTAGAACCGGGCCTCAACGCGCTGTTTGGTATGGAGTACTCTCGGTACGAAAACCAACACGCAGAAATCTACACAACGGAATCTTCAGATAGAGCATTTGAAGAGGAAGTGATGTTGAGTGGGTTCGGCGCAGCACCAACCAAATCGGAAGGTTCTGCCGTTAATTTTGACGAAGCTAACGAAGCATATACTGCTCGTTATAACCACGAAACAATCGCGCTTGCGTTCTCTATAACGGAAGAAGCGATTGAAGACAACCTCTACGACCGTCTTGGTTCACGCTATACGAAGGCGCTTGCGCGTTCTATGGCTCACACCAAGCAGGTTAAAGCTGCATCTGTGTTGAACACTGCGTTCACTGCTGGTGCAACTGCTGGTGGTGACGGTGTCGCACTTTGTGCGACAGACCACCCGCTAACCAACGGTGGTACGTTTGCCAACGAACCGACAACTGCGGCTGACTTGAACGAGACTTCTTTGGAAGACGCGTTGATCAGCATTGCTGGTTTCGTTGATGAGCGTGGGTTGAAGGTCGCCCTGCGCGGCACCAAGTTGGTCATTCCACGTCAACTGCAATTCGTTGCAGAGCGTTTGATGGTTTCAAACTTGCGTGTTGGCACAGCGGACAACGACACTAACGCCATCCGGTCAATGGGTATGTTGCCAAACGGTTATGCCGTTAACGACTTCCTGACTGATCCAGATGCGTTCTTTGTCATGACCGACGCACCTCGTGGTTTTGTCCACTTCGAGCGTTCTGCTTTGTCCACTAACATGGAAGCAGACTTCGACACTGGCAACATGCGCTTTAAGGCTCGTGAACGCTATAGCTTCGGCTTCAGCGATCCACGCGCAGTATTCGGTTCACCCGGAGCGTAAAACGTGCTATAGTTTGGGAGGGTACTTTCATATACCTCCTCCCAAACTGGGGGCTACTTCGGTAGCCCCTTTCTTTTTTTGTCTGGTGTGATATTCTACATCTGGAGCAATAATGCTCGGTATAGATTTCATGGCCTTGCAAGCCATGGGAGTTGACCTCGGACACGAGAGGAGAAAAACATGGCTACTACGAATTTTTCAGGACCCGTAAACTCAACAAACGGTTTTATCGGGGACATTAAAGTTCCAACATACACTGTGGCAAACGCACCTTCTGCTTCTGATGCAGGGGCGGGGACAGTTGTGTTTGTGTCTAACGGCGCAGCAGGTTCTGCAATTTTGGCATTTTCTGACGGTACAAACTGGAAGCGTTCAGATACTGGCGGAACAATCGCAGCAGCGTAAAGGTGACACATGAGTAGATTTAAGCCTCCAAGCGCAGAAGAGCTTGCCGCTCGTGGGTTGGACCCTGATGGAAACCCCTTGAAAAAAGAGCGGGTACGAGCGCGTAATACTGACGGCACTCTAAAGGCGGACGATCCTTCTACTCCGAATGTAAATGAAGCGTGGGAGGACGCGCCCGTTAAGAAGAAGCGCGGACGCCCACCTAAGAAGAAGGATTAAAGCATGGCTGGTCCAGTAACAGCGTATAATTGGGTTCAAGGAACGGCGGCAGCAGTTGTCGGTCCATCTCGGTCACGTTTACGGCAGGTTGTAATTTACGCGGCGGCTGCGGGTGCTTTTACGTTGAAAAACGGTAGCGCAAGCGGGGACACTTTGCTTACGCAAAAGTTTCCTACAGGCCATCATGTAATGAACATTCCTGATGATGGCATTATCGCAAGTAGCGGTGTTTATGTCTCAGCGTTTACAGGGTCGGCTAACGAACTCACGATTATTTTGTCGTAGGTGGCAAGATGGTTCACGATATACGGTCTATAACTCAGGTCGGAACATCTGAGCCATTTGAGCTTCAGGTGGCCCGGGGTCAAATCTCGGGCCATTATCGTGTGCATAAGTTTGGCTTTAACTCTCTTATCAACGAAATTGAAGAAACTATCTGGGACGTTGGCGCACTATACGCTTACCCGTCTGCTGCGGTGAAAATGACTGCAACAAGTACAGATGGGGCTAATGACGAGGACGTTCAGGTAACTGTTCAGGGCTTGGATGCTGATTACAAAGAGATTTCTGAGACAGTTACCTTAAATGGCAGTGGTACACAGGAGACCAACTCTTTTTTTCTGCGTGTGTTTAGAGCGTTTATTGAAGGCTCTCAGGAGCCGTCTGGAACGATAAATATCACTAACACTGGGACAACGTATGCTCGTATAACGCTGGGTAATAATCAAACTCTCATGTGTGTATGGACGGTTCCCGCTGGATATACGGCATATCTTTTTCAAAAAGACGTTACTTGTCTTACTGAGGCAAACAACAAGTTCGGAACTATTAGCTTGCTTGCCAGAAAACTAGGTGGAGTGTTTAGGACTCAGGATAAGTTTTCCGTTCAAAACGGTCACACTGAAGTATCTTACTCAACTCCTCTTCAGTTCCCAGAAAAAACAGACATTGAGGTTCGTGCCGTAGGTAGCAGTTCTAACTCTGCGCTGCACGTTTCGGCTGCACTTGATATCGTATACATTCAAAATGCGGGGCCACTTTAATGGCTAAGATCGACAAAGATAAGATGAAATGCAACAAACCCAAGCGTCAGAAATCTGGCGGCAAGAAGTTTGTCGTAAAAGCATGTGATAAGGGTAAGGAAAAGATCGTCAGATTTGGGGACGCTAATATGACTATTAAAAAGTCAAACCCTGAACGCCGTAAGTCCTTTCGTGCGCGGCACGGTTGTGACAAAGGTACATTGGATAAACTAAAGGCCAAGTATTGGTCATGTAAGCAGTGGTAAGTAGAATGGATAAGAACGTACAGCTTTTGTTTTGGGGCACAGGATTGACACTAGGATCTGCGGGTCTCGTGTGGATGATTTCGACGCTACTTACGGTGGACAAGCGCACAGAAGTTATGGACGTTAAAATAGATCATTTAGTTCAAGCAGTAGAGAGTTTGACAGAAAGGCAAGCAAGTTATGATCAGTCGTGGACAGATGCCCTTTCAAATCTCCAAGCCTCCCGAGGTAAAGACTAATGGCAAAAAAAGCAAAAAAAGACGCATGTTACAAAAAGGTAAAAGCTCGGTACAAGGTGTGGCCCAGCGCCTACGCTTCGGGGGCTCTGTCAAAGTGCCGAAAAGTAGGGGCCGCAAACTGGGGAAACTCTACTAAAAAAGCAGCGGATGGGGGTTTGATTACCGCGGTAGACAACCCCAAGCGACCTGCTCGTAATAGGTATAAAGACGGTGGCATGATTGCTTCGGGATGCGGTTGTGTCGAGGAAAACAGACGTAAGAGTACGAGGACTTTTTGATGGCAAAGAAAAACTCTTTGCGAGAATGGTTTTCCCAGAACGACGGAAAGGGCTGGGTTGACTGTAAAACAGGGAAACCTTGCGGTCGTCAAAAGGGCGAAAAGCGTAAGGGGTATCCTGCATGTCGTCCAACGATGGCGCAGTGTACTTCGGCTTCGAAGAAAAAGAAATCTTCAAAGCGCATCAGTTGGAAAAACAAGAAGGCCAATGGCGGCTTAGTAAGAGTGTTTTAAGAATAGAAAGGAATGTGGTATGAAAGATTTAAGCGGAGACGGCAAGATCACGAAAAAAGATGTGCTTATTGGTCGTGGCGTTATTGAGAAGAAAAACGGCGGCATGGTTAAAAAGGGCTACAAAAACGGCGGCATGGTCAACAAAGGTTATATGGGCGGCGGCATGGTTAAAAAAGGCTACAAAAACGGCGGTTGTGTTATGGCTGGTCGTGGCGGATCGTATAAAGGCGAAATGTAATGGCAACTTCAGGTTCAAGAGACTTCAATCTCGATGTCGGTGAGATTATCGAGGAAGCATACGAGCGGTGCGGAATAGAAGTACGCACGGGTTACGATGCTAAGACGGCACGTCGGTCTCTGAACCTGATGTTTGCCGACTGGGCTAACCGCGGCATAAACTTGTGGACAGTGAAGGAAGGCACGATCACGCTTACGCAGGGTCAAGCTACTGAGACGTTGGCTACTTCGGTGGTTGATGTCCTTGAGGTGGTGCTGCGACGAGACGGTACAGACTACGAGATCGAGCGTATTAGTCGGGGCGAGTATGTGACGCTGCCCAATAAAACTACGCAGGGTCGGCCTAGTCAGTACTGGTTAAACAAGCAGATTGCTCCGATAATTAACCTGTGGGCTACTCCTGAAAACTCCACGGATCAGTTAATTTATTATTATCTTCAAAGGATCGAGGACGCCGATGCGTTGGTCAACACTACTGATATGCCTTTCCGTTTCTATCCTTGTATGGTTGCTGGTCTGGCCTATTATATCGCCATGAAGCGTACTCCGGAACGGATTCAGCTTTTAAAGGCTGTTTACGAAGAAGAGTTCCAACGCGCAGCGGATGAAGACGAGGATCGAGTTCCGTTGAAGTTGCAACCTAGTATGAGGTATATGAGGGTATAATGGCTTACGCGTCTGGAAAAAACGCATGGGGAATATCTGACCGCTCTGGCTTTCGGTATAGACTGAGAGACATGAAAAAGGAGTGGACGGGTGCGCTTGTGGGACCAGACGAGTGGGAGCCCAAGCACCCGCAGCTTTATCCTCCGAAGGCATATCCTGATCCGCAGGCTCTTCGTGACCCTCGTCCAGAGAGTGGTTTAGCGGAGCAGAGAAATATTCAGTGGAGTTGGAACCCTGTGGGTGGACCTCCTGACAACGGTATAAATCCGCCCAACAACTTAGTAGCTGTTGGGTCGGTAGGAACGGTGACGGTGACAACATGAGTATGACATATGGCGAACTGAAGCAGGCTCTTCAGGATTACACGGAGAATGACGAGACGACATTCGTCAACAATCTTCCGTTGTTCATTCGTTTAGCCGAGGAGCGGATACTAAAGAACGTGTCGCTTAATCTGTTTCAAAAGAATCAGTTTGGCAACATGACCAGCGGCAATCAGTATTTGGCTGCGCCTTCGGACTTTCTTGCGCCGTTTTCTTTGAGCTTTGATGTCAACGGTGACGCAGAGTTCTTATTGTTTAAAGATTTGGATTTTGTGCAGACATACACTCCGGACCCGACAACGACGGGACAACCTAAGTATTATGCGCAATTTGATGTCGACAATTTTATCCTCGCGCCGACCCCCGATGCGAACTATACTGTTGACATACATTATCTGTACCGACCAGCGTCGTTGACGGCGGGAGCGGACAGCGGAACGACATGGTTAAGTCAGAACGCCGAGCTCGCCTTGTTATATGGATCGTTGGTCGAGGCTTATATCTTTATGAAGGGTGAGCCTCAGATGATGCAGTTATACGAGCAAAGAATGCAAGAATCTGTTGCTCGCTTGAAAAACCTTGGCGAAGGCCAAGAAACCATCGACGAATACCGCAAGGGACCCGTCACAAGACAACGCACATAAGGAGATGCACAATGGCCTTTAATGGTAATTTTATGTGTACAACTTTTAAGCAGGGTCTCCTGAACGGGGATTTTGATTTTAGTTCGGGCACATCACATGTATTTAAGATCGCACTGTACACGAACAGCGCGGTTCCCACGGACTTCGGTGGCACTGGTACAGACATGGACGCTAGTGTTGAGTTTTACGCTACCAACAATGAGGTTGCGGCAACTGGATCTGGCGACAACCCATATGTTGCAGGAGGTGGGACACTGGTGATTTCTACGGTTCCTGCGACCAGTGGAACAACTGCGTATTTGAGCTTTAGTACGGAAACATTTACCAATGCGACAATTACGGCGCGTGGTGCGATCATATATCGGTCGGACGGTTCTGCTCCGACGAATGATGCTTGTGTGGTTCTGGACTTCGGCGCGGACAAAACCTCAACATCTGGGGATTTCACCATCACGTTCCCAACGGCGGATGCTTCTAACGCCATTATCCGAGTAGGCTAATGGCTGATATTATCGTAGCCTTTAAGGGCTGGAACTCTTCTGCGCAAGCGTGGGGTTCCAGTACTTGGGGTAACGATAATGCGTTGCCCGGAGCAACGGGTGCCGTCAATTCTGTTACTGTTACTGGCGCAGCAAATGTTCCAACGACAGGATTGTCGGCAACTGGGTCTGTGGGCACAGTTACAATAACTGCGTCTTCTAATGTTACTGTTACGGGCATTGAAGCAACTGGCTCGGTTGGTACAGTAACGATTACGGGCACTTCTAACGTAACGGTTACGGGCGTTTCTGCCACGGGCGCTATAGGATCAGTTACTGTTACTGGTGGTTCGTCTGTGGATGTGACCGGAGTTGCAAGCACTGGCTCGGTTGGTACAGTAACGATTACGGGTACGGCAACAGTTCCAACGACAGGTATATCTGCAACTGGAGCCGTGGGCTCAGTTACTATTTCTGC